TTCAAAGTTCAATTTCTGATTTGTCGACGACACCGACGAGGCCGTTCCTGGGGCTCTCCAGGAGTATTTAGGTATTCAACGTGGGTTTTGCATACCCATCATCGCGTCGGTAAAGAACAGGCGCTCCAAGATAGTAGAGGAATGTAAAATCCTCGCCTAAGGCTGAATAAACATCAACAGCCACCGGCCTGTTCTGATTCTTTGTTATAATATGTAGGTTGTAAGTGCCAATACCACCAGCTACGTTCCAATCTTCTTTAGTTGGTGCAAATAAGCCTGGTCCCATTTGAGGAATTTCGGCTTTCAACACAGGATTGACACCTGAGTGTGTAAGCGCTGATCCGGTCGAGCCATTGCCCAGGTAAAACGAATTCACATGGGCTTGGCGTCCAGTTGAGCTACTTACATCATTTATTAATGCTTGTGACACTCCATTAGGGCCATTCTCATTGTTATAACTAACCTTAAGCACCGTCTCACCATTCTCTGGATGTGAAACAAACATTTTGCGAACCTGTCCACGGCTACCTACATATCCACACCCATAATACCAAATAGGGTGTGTAGGGCTAGGGTCTGAATATACAGAATCCCCTAGCGGAACCGTAAACACGGAAGACACAAGAGTAGGACCAACATTAGTGTTATAGCGATAAAGACTCCACACTATGTCAAGCAAGCCAGCAGACGCCCCCGCAGGGGCTGTCGTCAAGACTCGCTCGAAACAATAGCGTTTAAGAATCTCACGCAAAGACACTACAGTTTCTCCTATATTAGTCACGTTAACGCGGCCATCGGAAGAAACTGGACCGCCGAATTCAGTCCATACTTCGGCGGTACTAGGTTGAGGAGCAGGCATGTTACAACATGCCATATCTGATTGTGGCTCCAAAGGTTCATCGAACCCCACAGGTTGGATTGAAGCCTTACTGTTGAGTGTGAACGTGGCAATGCGATCGTTCATGACAGAAAATTCCATGTCAGGTCCACCCCGAGCATAGACAATGATGGATACATCAACATTAGTTGACCCATCACCACCAGTCAAGGGGGTAAGAACTGCCACGCGTATTACGCCATTTCGCAAACGTTCAGCATTCGTATAAGTATCGACAGTACTTCCAAACACATCACCCTCACCAACACGACGCCAAAAGGCGCCTACCATCCCGACACGTATCGACAATTCATTAGTCTGTGCCAAATCAATAATATGACTCTGCGTAGACTGGTAATCACTGACCGTGCTTGGGGTTCTAGTGGGAGTATCAATTGGATCATACTGAACCAACAATCGACCTCGGTGAAAGTTCGAGGTAACCACAATCATCTTGTACTCTATACTTCCTCTCCAAAACGTAAAGCCATTAGCAGCATGTGCCAAAGGGGGCATGTAAACCGCTCCTGACGTCTCTCCTATTAGAGTATCAGGACGAACTTCCCACACATCAACTGTAGAGCCGCTAGTTTGACTCGTAGTCCAATCCAATGTCCCTACAACACACCATCTACGAAATATCGTTGATAGGGCCATCTGATCATCTGGTTGTATCCCGACAATCTCTGGATCGATTGACAACTCTTGTTTCGGATCAAAAGTGAGCTTATGCACGCCATCTGTGCCCACTCCTGTAGCCATTGCCGTAGCCGCAACCGGCTGCATAACCTCATATTCCAACGCTGTCGGTTTTCCATAGCCAAGTAAACTTGCCATAGCGCCAACACCGGAAGCGACCATAGACGTCGCTCGCGCAAAAGGTCCGATATAAGGAAGATCGGACAACATTTTGGAAAATGAAGCCACTGCAGATGCAGGCTTAGATACGACGCCCGTGTATTCATCAGATTGCGGCAACATTGTTGTAGGGCCAAATATCTCCATGTCCTCCATCCACGCATACAAACTTATATGACAATTTGACGCCAAAGGCGAATTATTAATTGTCTTCAAAGTTGTAAGTGAGAAGAATTCAATTTGCCCTAGCAAGTCATAATCACGAAAGATCAAACTTGCATAGGGCATATTGTAGAAGAATGGTAAAACCATATCAGCTCCCTCACTGTTCGTGGGGTTCAAAAGAACATGGTGACGTGCCGTTCGTAGCAATTTCGCGTTGGCTCCTGATGGTCCTTCTGTGTCATAATCGTTGGACAAGTACAATGGTTCATATAAAGCAAACAGCCGACCGTACGAATACGGGGATCCATTCACTAGAAATCTCACATGCAACTTACCTCTAAAATACCCAAACCTCTCCCACCGAGACTGAACACCTCCAGCCTCCATAAAGAGGTTCCAGGGATTTATTTTGATACCTGACACGGAATTACCAGCTAACCACGAAAATTGATAAATCCTGACAGGACGAGAGAAATATTCGTCTGTCCGATTCATGTGCTTCGAAACGGGATAATCATATAATGCCGTTGTCTCATCTGTCTCAACAGTCCCAGGCATATTTGTATCCATGGTCACCATGTGCTCCTCTTGTTGCTCCCCCTCATCCGACTGTGGCATCAAACGCAGAGAAATTGCCTCCATGCGCTGTTTCCGGCGCTCAGCCATTTCCTCAGTGATTGTGTCGTCTAAATAAGGAGGAATAGTTTTCGCGGCATCCACCGCTACCCGATTGAAAGAGTCGGGTACTCTACAATTCTGGTTAAGACTTCGCCACCAGTTAGCCAAATAATTTACAGGAAAATTTAACACACATAACATGAAAATGTATATAGGAATAACACTAACACAAAACATAAAGTGCGAAACTCGGAATGTGCAACCAAGTCCACAAGTGAAGCTAGCACCGGCTTTTCTCTCCTAACTAGTCCCTAGGCCGGTACTTATTTACCCAATCTGCTACAAACCAATCATAAGGTTTGTCCAACACATCGGGTGGAATCTCAGGGTGCTTCGCGATAACTCGTCTCAGTTTCTCACGCACACGTTCGTACTCATCACGACCGTATACAAAACTCTCTCGAAGAGCATCACCTAAAGACTCCGTTAGACACATTGTCTCCGTTTCCTTCTTGGGCACCAACATGTACAATGGTTTCAAGATCGATGCCTTATCCAGAGCTCCCACTACTTGTTCAATATCCTGATTCATCACAGACCTCCGCTTCAGGAAATCAACATCCTTGTCTAGCAGATACTCTGGTGCTTCTCCTCCTTCATCTTCTTTTGATGGAAGAGTAATCTTTAGGTTATGTTCACCAAGAAACAGCTTATACGTCCTAAAATTGAAATTTCTACAAACTCCTGACACTGCGGCGTTAAAATCATCTCCATAAAACGCAGCAGCTACTCGCTTGCGAAACAACTTGGCCTCCAACTCTGATGGATAATGCCTCCCAAAACCCATTCTCATAAGCAAAGCATTTGCTATGCTATTAATTAGAGTTGTCATGTTATTCCCTGACGTATTCATCGTTGTAAACACAACCAATGTCCCATTGTAATCAACCGTCGGGTGTACCACATCCGTCACAATGAAACGCATAATTCGCAACGCCCACATTGGATAACCCCCTTTCTCACACACATCTATGAGGGTTTTCCAAGAGGTAATTGTGATCTGCGCCATCATCGCACGAATATCATATTTGTTGTGGTCTCCCGGCAACCTCAGCTGCTCACACATCCGTTCCATCGCTTCATACATTTCTTGCCACTCAGGTCCTACGCTATTCAGGCCAACTAAACACTCAAATATCTGGCGATGACGTGCCATTAGCTCACACAAAGGAAGAAAATACTTCCGAATACAAATACTCATGGCAACTTCATTCACGTAGAAAACTCTGACTTTGTCTTTGTTGACAATTTCAGCCTTTAGACACGCAGTGGCAACATTGTATGCCCGTTTCCCTTCTTTCCATCGGGACTCCAGCCACTCGACTCGCTCCAATATCCGATCATCCGCCACACGATCCACCAAGACACCCTTTTCCACGACGTCTGTGAAATATTTACTCTTCTTGCCTGGTAAGTTCTGCCCACAACCTGTAGCCATGTCCAATCCTTTCATGTAATCACATCCTCGAACACCCATGATCGACTCTTGTAAGGTTAGCGGTCTAAACCACTCATACCCTGTACCAGCCGCTTTTGAAGTAACAACTTCTTCCATTATTGGCTCAATCGCTGACATGTAGTCAAGATAGGCTAACTCCAGTTCACTCTCCTTGAAATTACGAGGAGGGTTCTTGAAGTGTAGCAAAGTGTCATTGAAATTACGCCAATTCTGGGGGTGTATCGGAGCAGGACGCCAATCTACTGGTCCAAATTCCTGGGTCATGTCCTCATAAAGCATCGTCTTCTTACCAGCAGGTTTCTGTGTAGCGCGCACTGGAGTAGACCCCATCACAATACCGGGGAAAGTCTCATCAACCACACACGATGAATGGGGCTCTCCATCCACAAAGTAAAAAGCACTTTTAGGATGGACAGGGCCACTCACGAGTGGTGTATTGTACACGCTTTCAGGCAACTCTGCTGGCTCAGCAAACGGCAACTTGCACGGCGATTTCTCAAACAAAACCTTCTCAGCCTGTGCTAACTGCGACTGCACTACGCACTGACAAGCGCCAGTACCAGTGCCATTACCCGCAATATGCACTCCCACAATTGCTGGTGTTTTGGTGTCACATATCAGCGGCGACATGCAGAAGCCTCTTACCGCCATCTTCGTCGTGTAATGGCCTCCATCTATGCCATCAGTTGCCCAGTCTAACATCACGCGGCGAAACTCCACAGTTAGAGTTTCTTCCACCAGTTCCTTGTGATTCCGGGCAACTATACGCGCCACACCTCTCCCCTTGGGAATGGTTTGTGGGAATAGCCGCGAAATGTCCTTCATATCAGGACACTGCGGCACATACACCATAACCATGTCCAAGTTGGGAAATTTATAGCACTTAGCAAGCTCGACATTATGAACGACAAACTTGCCACCTGGCGAAGAATTCCGCATCACACAAATATCCAGAACTGAAGCCCCATCTTCACGCTTCAGACTTCGGAAGAAAATGTGTTCTGGGACAAGCAACAATCCCTTCTTGAGGAACAAACCGTTGGAGTAATTAACCCCATCAGACCCCTGAGCATTAATCGACAAAAAGACAAGATTCTTAAGAACAACGGTCTTTGTCTGATCCAACGTTGCATTACTGCGTGTCTTATCAGCCTTAAACCTTAGTCCTAGAAACTCCTTCCATCCTTGCCAGCCATCAACCTCAGGAGTAGGATCCGAAACCACTGGAGGTGGCTTCGCTGGCTCTGTTGATGGCGCCAAAGCGCCACTCTGTGGCGCAAGACCTTCCTTCCGATCACGATTCCACATACGCAAGCCAGCTATTACAGAGGCCAGAGCACCAACCAAGAACGCTCCGACTGGATAGCGGTTTCCCACTTTCTCCTTTATCGTTGCTACTTGGTCGTCACAATAAGCCTTTAGCACATCGCCTCTTGCCATATACTCTGCTCTCACATAGTGGGCTTGGTCTGTCTGGTAGGAATGCCAAATGACACGATCCAACAATATTAGAGCTCCACACAACACAGGCCAATGATCAAATCCATACTGATACACCATACCCGCAGCAAACAACCGCGCGGCCCACAGTGGCTTCCAAGAATACTGGTAAATAACCAGATTCATCCATTTATCCTCCAACGCTTGGGCTACTGGCGCCAGGAAAGGCTGTTGGTGTGGTGGTATACTCCTGTCCAAATAATCACTAGGGATGCACCGAAGCGCCATACTCATAAAAGAGCGACCCACTTCAGTCTTCACCATTTTCTGCAACTGGTAAGTCTTTAACGCTTGAATCGGTTGGGCCCCAAACCAAAACTTGGCAGTATAGATCGGATAAACATACGATAGGAAGGCTTCTTTCATGCCATTCCACAACGTCCTCTTCATCAAATCAAACACAAGATCAGAATGAGGCTCTAAACCACGACCATCGAAAACTTCCTCCTGAGGGGCTGGCACAAGCCACCCTAGTTGCAGAGGCTGAGATGTCATGTGCGACCATAAAGAACACGGGCGCCGTATCGACGACAAACAAGGCTTACAAACTTCCACCTCACTTTCGTCTTCAATCTCGCCTATCTCAAAACTACTTTCAGGAGATAGTTTCTCACAACAACAGTACACCTTAGGCTGATAACAACAGCTGCAATACGGTAACCCATGAAGCCGCGACTGAAAAGTCATATACTGCTCCTGGGCTGCCTGATGCTGCTTGGTAATGCATGTCATGGCATACATCAAATCACGCATCTCTAGATCCTCACACTTCCTAGCTTCCGTCTCGCCGGGAAACACCAACTCAGGGACTCGAAACTCATACGTATCTTCATGAAGTTCAGTACCGGGAATAACAACTACCTCTTCAATGGTGATAATCCACGCATCAAGAGGCGCATCCACAGGACAACCTTTGACCAGACTAGACGTCCCATCAAACGTGCCGTTCCGATTCTTTGCCTCATTTTTCAACTTTGTCCGTAGAAACACAAAGCGCCGCAATAGCGCCCATGGTGTCTCCGAGATCAAGCGAAAGTCAATATCCCTCTTATTGGACGTCAAAATACAAATATCCAAATCAATCACAGACAGATGTTTTTCAGCCAAATCAGCCTTCACAGCATAACTCACGAAATTCTGCATCGCTCTCAACAACGCAGCTGCTGCAAGGTTCTTCTGATACTGAACCATAATCTGATCTATGTCATCCGCTGCCATGAACCGTGTCGCCGACGTTGAAGGGTCAAACTCATCCGCAGGATTCAAGTTGACCCTACACTCGGGCTTATACCCACCATACAGTTTTCCAATGTGTACAAACATGGCATCCACCAGAGATGACTTGCCAACTCCCGATGAACCTGTTATGGCGATGCCGATAGGAGCAGGAGTACCTTCAACTGCTCTCAGCTTGGCCTTTACCTTATCATATATCTGGCCAATCACAATGTACTGCTGTTGCAGCCACATAGACAATCCCTCATTCTTCGCTCCCGCCTTCATCTTACCTATCTGTTTAAGGCACTTCCGACATCTTTCTGCAAATGTTTCAATCTCCTCTCTATTCCCTGCGAACACATCAGCCCAATGGGCCTGAATGTAGGCCGCATCTTTCCTAAAACTCGCGACCTCAGGTTCTGAATATAAAAGCGGTGTTACAGACTTCTCCTCTAGACACATCCACCCAGTCTCAATCAACCAGGTGAATGTCTCGAGTACCGCGTCTACAACATCGAACGCGTTCGCTTGCTTCTCCAAAGCTTTAATTGAAATGGCTTCAAAGCCAGCTGGGGACCATTCTATACTCTTAATCGAGCACACACTGGTGGCCATAGCTGCTGACATAATAAAACCAATCTTAGGGAACATAGGGTGCTTTCGAAACATCTTCCAATAATTCAATGAGACACTCTCCTTCAGAAATTCATCTTGCTCTGTCTTAGGAATTGTCGATTCAGGAACAAATTGCTCACCTAAACTTTTCCTCTTATCCAAATCTCCAAACAAAGCATCAACACTGCGCATGATAATTCCTGTGAAACTCTCGGACATGTAAGCTTTGATATAGCTCATAAACGCGGCAATAATGTCTAAGTATGTTGAACCTCGATACAAATGATAAAACAAAAGCATCAGATTCTCCAAGTGCGACATCAACGCATCTGATTGTCCCTCATATTTCGACATGGATTTCTGAATGTCCTCAAAATATCCGTCAAACCTCTTGAAGAATGTCTCCATCGACTTTTTCTCCTTGTCATCAACACCTTGCATTAAATGATCCCACTTTCCTGCCTCCGCAGGAGTCTCGTCGTGTTGGGGCTCAGACAAATGCAACGGCTTTAATGTACGACCAGGTTCATCAGATGTCTCAGGAATGTCTATTGGGGAAGATTCATATACCCTTGTTCGTCCTCCTCGTCTTCTTCCTCGCTTTCCGTTTCCTCGTCCATAAGCTCCGCTAGACCGCTCAGTCTGACTCGTTCCAAAGCTCGCTCCATCGTCGGGGATAGTCTCCCATACCGGCGGTGTGATCGACCTATGGACGCCACGCCCTGCCCTAACAGGAGCTGATCCTGATCGTCCACCACGACCATGCCTCGAACTTCCAATTGTTCCGGCAGCTCTTCCTCTTCCTCGTCCACCTCCGACAGCACGACCGAACGCTCCTCGTCCTCGGCCTCCTCGTCCCGGACCTGCTCTTCCAGCCGGGCCCCCTCGGCCTCGAACCGAGCTTCGACCGCGTGCCTGAAATCCGGATCCGCGTCCGCCGCTGCTCTCTCCACCACCCGTAGTAGGTTCAGAGCTTGGCGGATCTGGTGCAACTCCTGGGGGGGTTCCCCCAGAGTGCGGGACAAAAGTTCCGCTAGGCCAAGTAGAGTTGTCACCACCGGATCTGCGGCTGCTGCGTGAATCACAACTGCGAGCACGCGGTTTATCACGCCCATCCTTTGTTCGTGATACCCCATGAGCTCCAGATGTTGATCCTGGAGATGTATCATCTCTATAGCTTCCGACAGTAGACTCGCTGTGTCTACTCCTGGGCGGTAAGCTGCTTGTGGTCCTTCGTTGAGCAAATCGTCTAGCTCGTACCTCCTTCCGATTCCATCGCTTTCCGTCTCGCTTCCCTCCACAGGGGGGTTTAAGTTCGATCTCTGCATGTTCCATTTGTGAGAATTCAAAGAAAATAAATTGTGAAATAAATGATCGCTAAAAACTCGTTACTTGCTTTATACAGAAAAACGAAAAACTCTGTTGGTAGGAAGGTCCCTTTACAGGACCTGTGACGCTAACGTTGCATGCCCTTATCATTCGAAACTCATGAGTGAAAATGAGCCTATGATCTGACTGATCTGGCCAAGGGAGCCTCACAGCTCCGATCATAGTAGAAAGAGCCTACTCTTTCAAAATCCTAACACTCTCCAACGTCCAATAATTTCTTTATCTTAGTCTAAACTCGTAATCCTCTTCTAGACAGCCCACTCGAAAGTGGTCCGCGACCTAGCGACAACATCTAGTAAGATTTATACAAAGGGGTACCAATCCCTTCGAGATCCGTAGCTTGCCTCTCAATAAAGAAATAAATTGGAATTCCAATAGGTTTCCAACAGTGGTAGTACTCACTACTACCATGGAGGGTGCCAAACCTCTAATTATTCAAACTAGTCATAAACGAGCAAATCCTACTCGACTTACAATGCAAAAGTTTTCGTAAATTGAACGATTGCTTCTGGGCCTGAAGCAACAAAACCAAGGTTCTAACCGCAAGAACCGGATTTGTTATGGTGGTAGAATGGCCTTACTCCTCTACCTGGAGCTGTAATGCTTAAAGCTAAAAACATGCTAGTCTCATCGGTCTCGTATCAACAAGCATGTGTCGATAATGTACAAAACTACAACAATTTACACTAATATACAAATTAACATTTTTGTTTTATTTTAATTATAGTGCATGTAATATATAAAGAAAACACAAATACATATTGTACATAAAAGACAACTTGATATCCCTAACAGCTAAGAAACTAATCAAAGCATGGGGGTAAGACTTAGATAAAATCCGTACTTACTTGATATCTCCCTCAAAGAGGGTAGTGGCCCAAAGTTGTCTGCCATTTTTAGCAAAAATTTATATCGCGCCTTCACTCTTAAGCGCGGATTAAATAGCGGCAATCTTTATAGAACTTCGCATATTTAATACTTGGGTTCATGAGATAGTTTTACTGGTAAACCAGACGTGCGTCTCATGATATGAACACACGCGTTTAATAGCGGTTACATGTCTAACGACATCAAAATGCACACCTAAAATGGTGACTCCCTG